CTTGGATTATAGAAATAGATGGAAAAATAGTCCATAAATTTAATGTTAAAGATAAAAAAGTAAAAATTACATTTGATTCTAAATCAATAGGTGATACGATTGCTTGGATGCCCCAAGTTGTAGAATTTCAAAAAATATATGATTGTAAAGTATGTGTTAGTACTTTCCATAATGAATGGTTTAAAAATTTAAAAGTATATAAAAATATTAAATTTATAAAACCAGATATCCCATATAATGCCTATGTTCATTATAAAATAGGATGGTTTAAAGTAAATGGGAAATGGGATAATGGCAATAAAAACCCAATTCAGGCAAATACAATCCCATTAATTAAATCTATAACTGATATTATTAATGTACCTTTTAGAGAATTAAATTATGGTTTAGATTTTAATCCTAGTAAAAGACCTATAAAAGAAAAATACATTTGTATAGGTCCTAGATCAACAGCGGGTATTAAAGAATGGCCATATGAAAATTGGAGAGAATTAGCTACTAAGTTAAATAAAAAGGGATATAAAATAGTTAATTTATCTTATGAAGGGTTTGAAGGTAAAAATATTATAAATAAAAAAGAACTAGATTGGCCTACTACATGGAATTATATGCACCATGCAGAAGTATTTATTGGGTTAGGTTCTGGTTTATCTTGGGTAAATTGGGCTTTAAATAAACATACTATAATGATAAATAATTTTATCCCTTATGGTTACGAGTTTACTAATAATCTTACTAAAATAGAAAACCATACAGTAAATAATAATATATGGTCAAATCCTCATTATGTATTTGATGCAGGAGATTGGAATTGGGACCCAGAATATCAGGGCACTGAAAAACAACATATAGCACAAAAATCTATTACAGTAAAACAAGTATATGAAGCTGTAATAAAACATTTAACTATTAAAAATTAATTAATATTTATAACAAATAAAAACAAATTATGAGTGAAAAAATCAAGTTATCAAAAGAAGAATTAAAAACTCTTAAAGGTTATCAACAACAACAAAATCAATATACTTTTGATCTAGGTAATGTAGATCTTCAAAAAGCGATTTTAGAAGGACAAAGAAGTGCAATTTTAGAAAATTTTGCTAATTTACAAGAAAAGTCTAATAAAACAGCTAAAGAACTACAAGAAAAATATGGTGATGGAAATATTGATTTAGAAACTGGAGAATTTACTTTAGTAAAATAGTTTTTTGAAAGATTTTTTAATATTTATAATAAAACAATATTAAAATAACATAATAAGATGGCAGAAACATTAATATCTCCTGGCGTATTAGCAAGAGAAAATGACCAATCATTTATTACAGCACAACCTTTAGTAAGAGGTGCAGCTGTAATTGGACCAACTGTTAAAGGTCCTGTAGAAAGACCAACTTTAATTAGTTCGTTTAGTTCATTCCAAGCAATTTTTGGAGGATCACTTCAAAGTGGATCAGGTCAATATACAAACTTAACTTCTATCGCCGCTAATCAATACTTCCAAAATGGAGGTGAATCTTTATTAGTAACTAGAGTAGTACCAGGTGGTGGTGATTTATTTTCACCAGCTACAAGTTCATACATTAATACTTCATCAGCAACCCCAGGTCCTACAGCAGCTACATCACCGTTTATATTAGAAACAATTTCTGAAGGAGAAATAATGAACAATGCATCTACATCCGTTGGTGGTGGTGCTTTAACTAATGGTACTTCTGATAATGTAAGATGGGAAATTGCTAGTGTAAATACATCATCAGGTGTGTTTTCTTTACTAATTAGACGTGGTAATGATAATCAAGCTAATAAAGTTGTACTAGAATCTTATAATAACATATCATTAGATCCTTTTGCATCAAATTATATTTCAAAAGCAATAGGTGATATGTCTTCAACTGTTATAGTAGCAGCTGATGGCTCAGGAACATTTTTACAAGAATCTGGTTCTAATCCTAATATTTCTGCTTATGTAAGAGTTAAAGCAGTTAATTTTAAAACACCTAATTATTTTAATAATGATGGTACTGCGAAAAACGAATTTACTAGTAGTTTACCAGCAATAGGATCAGGTAGTGAATTTGGAAGTTTTGGTGCTGCAATAGGTAGTAACATTAAATCTGGTGAAGCTAATAATTATTATCAAGATATAAATGATAGTAATTCACAAGGTGTAACAGGTTCAGATTATACAAATGCAATTGCTTTATTAGCAAATCAGGATGAATATCAATATAATGTAATATCAGCTCCTGGTATATACTATAAAGATTATGGTACACAATGTATTAGTTTATTAAATAATACAATTGCAAGAGGTGATAGTATTTTTGTAATGGATTTAGTTCCTTATAATACAGCTATTGGAACAGTAACAACACAAGCAGCTTCAATTGATTCAAGTTATGGTGCTACATACTGGCCTTGGTTACAAACAATTGATCCAAATAGTGGAGAATTAGTTTACATACCAGCATCAACATTTATACCAGGTGTATATGCGTTTACAGATGCTTCAAGTGATCCATGGTTCGCACCAGCAGGTATTACTAGAGGAGGAATGGGACAAGTTGTTAGAGCTGAAAGAAAATTAACATCAGCTAATAGAGATGTATTATACGAAGCAAATATTAATCCAATTGCTACATTCCCTCAACAAGGAGTAGTAGTATTTGGTCAAAAAACATTGCAAAAAGCAGCATCTGCTTTAGATAGAGTAAATGTACGTAGATTATTAATTGTACTTAAAGATTATATTTCTCAAATTGCTGATAATTTAGTATTTGAACAAAATACAATTGCAACAAGACAAAATTTCTTAACACAAGTAAACCCGTACTTAGAATCAGTACAACAAAGACAAGGATTATATGCTTTTAAAGTAGTAATGGATGAAAGTAACAACACACCAGATGTTATAGATAGAAATGAGTTGATTGGACAAATATTCCTACAACCAACTAAAACAGCTGAATTTATTATACTAGATTTCAATGTATTACCAACTGGAGCAACATTCCCAGCATAAAAACTAAAAAGATAAATATTTATAATAAAATAAGAAAATAAAATGGCAGTATTAAACCCAAACGAAATATTTTTCACAGCATTTGAACCAAAACAAAAGAATAGATTTATCTGTTTTGTAGATGGATTCCCAGCTTATATTATGAAAGGTGTAGGAGCTGTAACTGTATCACAAGGAACAGTACCTTTGAATCACATTAATGTTCAAAGATTTGTAAAAGGTAAAACAACTTGGGGTACTATTCAGTTTACATTATTTGACCCAATCACTCCATCTGGTGCACAATCAGTAATGGAATGGGTTAGATTGCACCACGAATCAGTAACTGGTAGAGATGGTTATAGTGATTTCTATAAGAAAGATCTTACAATCAACGTACTAGGACCTGTAGGTGATATTGTATCAGAATGGATCATCAAAGGAGCAATGATTACAGAAGCTAACTTTGGAGATTTTAATTGGGATACTGAAAATGCTGCTCAAGAAATTCAAATGACAGTACAACCAGATTACTGTGTATTAAATTTCTAAAAATTTTACCCACCCCTAATTTGAAAAATTGCTTGGCTTCGGTCAAGCTTTTTTTTATATTAATATGTATCAACGATAAAAACGTTTTAATTAAATAAAGATTATGGCTGAATTTAAATTCCCAAGTGAAGAAGTAGAATTACCCTCAAAAGGTTTAATATATCCTAAAGATCATCCTTTATCAAGTGGTAAGGTAGAAATTAAATATATGACTGCTAAAGAAGAAGATATTTTATCTAACCAAGCATTTATAGAAAAAGGAAATGTACTTGATAAATTATTAGAATCAGTAATTATTTCAAAAATAAATTTAAAAGATTTAATTATAGGAGATAAAAATGCTATTTTAATAGCTACTCGTATTTTAGGATATGGTTCTGATTATGTAACTATGGTTAATGGTAAAAAAGAAACAATTGATCTTTCAGAATTAGAAAATAAATCATTTGATAGTTCTACAATGATAGAAGATAAAAATGAATTTGCTTTTACACTCCCACATAGTGGTACTAAAATTACATATAAGTTATTAACGGGTCATGATGAAGTTAAAATTGAAAGAGAATTAAAAGGACTTAAAAAGATAAATAGAAATGCTTCTTATGAAGCTTCTACCAGATTAAAATATTCACTAACTTCTGTTAACGGAGAAACTGAAGCTAAAGATATTAGAGAATTTGTTGATAATTATTTTTTAGCACGAGATGCTAGAGCATTTAGAAAACATTTAGTAGCATCTTCCCCAGACGTAGATCTTAATGTTACATTAGATTCTGGAGAGGAGGTAGTTGTGCCTATTGGGCTAAACTTTTTTTGGCCTGACTTCGGAGACAGCTCCTCAAATTAGATTAAATGTATTTAAACAGCTACATGAAATAGTATTTCATGGTAAAGGTGGATATGACTATAATACCATCTACAATATGCCAATATGGTTACGTAAATTTACATTTAAAGAAATAAGTGATTTTTACGAAGAAAAAGCAAAGGCAGAAAAAAATGAAAGGGCTGGAGGCAAA